GCAATTCAAGAAGCTCTAAATAGGGCAATAGGAAAAGTAAAAGATACTTTAGAATTAGATGGACAAATCCAACTAAAAGAAGAACTCAAACTTGGTGAAAAGAATAGGAAGTTATTGGAGGATTTTATAAGATTAAGAAAAACCAAAATATAAAGGTCGAGAGGCAAAATAACTTTAAAATAACTTTAAATAAAAAAATGTATAATAAAGAATACTATTCTAATAAACGAGCAAAATTACAAGCACAAAATCAACAGGTTTTACAGAGATTAGTAAATTCTGCTTTTGATTTCGTTAATGGAAATACTGATTTACAAGAAAGAATAAACGAATTAAATGCACAAGAGCAAGAAAGTATAGAAAAAGGTGTAGAACCTAAAACAGGAATAGGGGAGGTTAATCCAGAAGTAAAAAAGAAATAATTATGGAGAAAGAAAAACCTATAACTCCAAAAATTAAACTGGAAGATTTAGCAGGCGGTGTTGATATTTCTCAGGCAATAGAAGATGAAAAAACTAAAAACTTTGTGAAAGAATATCAAGCTCTTTGCGAGAAGTATGAGAGAGTAATTGCTCCATCAATTCAATTACTAAAACTTCCTAAACAAGATGATAACATTAATAATAATACTCCTAATAATTCAGGCAATAAATAATGGCTTGATTATCTATTTGCTGTTTAAGAAAGAATCCGGGAGTGAAAGACACGAGCCGTTAGTTAAGATTTTTACTCCTAAAGGAAGTGTGATGGATTGGCAGCCACCAAAACAAGAAGAAGAAAAAGCAGAAGAACAAATAAGAAAAGATTTAAATTTATGACGGATTTAAGTTTTGAAGAACAAAGAAGAAAAGCTAAATTGTCAGAAGAAGATTTTGCAGCTATCCAACAACCTGTAGACCGTAAGACAGGAAAGACAAATCCTAATTTTAATAAGATATACGGATCATCACAGAAAGTTAAAGAAAGAATAGCAGATGAACAATCCCAAAAAGAAATAGAAGAAGCTGTGGATAAACAACGAAGAAAAGAAATGGAAGAAGAGGATCGACATCTGCATCCAAAGTATTTATAGTTCTTTAACAACTACGGTCAAGCTGAAACAAAAAACATGACGAAAATTACGAAACTTATTTGGCGTTTAAGAGATTCACCAACAGCAGAAAATCTCCAAGAGTTAGTGGAATCTGGTTTACTAACCAAAGACGAAGCAAGAGAAATTTTATTCAGCTTACAAACAGAAGAGGATAGAGATGTAAAAAGTCTTGAATCCGAAATCAAATTCCTTCGGGAATTGGTCGAGAAAATGGCAAGGGATAATAATCACATAGTGCGGATTATTAGAGAAGTTGAGAAGCCATATTATGCAACGAGTTGGTATCCAAGTTATTCAACTTGGTGTGGAACAGCTACTTGTGGAACAGTTACTATATCAGGGGATGATGTAGGAAATACTACATCAGGAAATCTTCCAATATCGGGTGCTGCTGCTATACAAGACTTCTCATCCATTAAAACATTCTAAATTAAAGTAGCTTGACCGCAGTTTTTAGAAAACTATGGATTTAACAGCAAGACAAGTCAATAACTATCTCTGGAAAGAATCACCTCTACTTTGGACCATTGATAATGAAATAAAAAACGAGAAAGGATTATTAATGGAGTTCAAAAATCACCGGTTCTTAAAGGACATATACGATGATTGGACTCCGATTCAAGTAATAAGAAAAGCCAGTCAAATTGGATTTTCGACAATGGAAATAATAAAAACTTTTAATGCAGCACGATATAGAAAATGGAATATTATATATACACTTCCTACCTTTGGCGATGTCGGACAATTTGTATCATCAAAAGTCAATGCATTGATATTAATGAATCCTTTGTTTGCTAATCTTACAAAAGATAAAGATACAATTCTCCAGAAAAGAATAGGCACAGGATTTATTTATTACAGAGGAACATTCACTTCTAAAAAAGAGAAGATGGAATCAGCAATAGGAACAATGTTCTCCGCAGATGTTCTGGTAATGGATGAATGCGACAGAAGTGATCAAGTAATTCTTGAACAGTATGAGAGCAGATTAAAAGCAAGTGAATACAAAGGGCAATGGTATTTTTCAAACCCGACAAATCCTTTTACTCTATCCCAAAAGACTTGGGAAAAATCTGATCAGAAGCACTGGTTTATTAAATGTGAACATTGTAACGAATGGCAATATCTTGATTTCTTTAAAAATATAGAAAATAATAAATACGTTTGTCAAAAATGTAAAAAGGAATTGTCGGATGATACAAGAAGAAATGGACAGTGGGTTAAAAAATACGAAAGAGATATTTCAGGATATTGGATAAGTCACTTAATGTGTCCATGGATCTCGGCCGCAGAAATTCAAAAAGAATATGAGGGAAAAACTAAACAATATTTTTATAACTTTATATTAGGTTTACCTTACGTAGGATCTGATGTAATGATTGATAGGCAAGTTATTTTACAAGCAATTGATTATTCAATACCAAATCTTCAACAGCATAATGTTTTAGGAGTTGATCAGGGATTAAAAAAGCATTGGGTTCTCGGAAACAGTCAGGGAATATTTAAAACTGGTGTTACGGATAAATGGGAAGATATTGAAAAGATAATAAAAGTTTATGATGTTGAAAGTGCCGTCTTTGATGCTTTACCAGATTTAACAGAGCCGAGAAAATTAAGAGATAAATATCCGGGAGTTGTTTGGTTGAGTTATTATAAAAAAGAAATTAAAAAAGCAGATTTTATTAATTGGGATAATAATACAAGAACAGTTTACTCAGACAGAACAAAAGATATTCAGATGGTGATTGATGAAATGATTAATAGAAAAATAAGATTTCAGATGAAGCCAGAAGATTTAGATATTTATATTGAGCATTGGAAATCACTTTATAAAATTATTGAAGAAGATAGTTTGGGAATAGAAAGAGATGTATGGGAAACTAATGGCGAGGATCATTATGTTCATGCTACAATTTATTTTAGATTAGGGATGGAAAAAGCGGAGAAGGGTGGAACAGAAATAAAGTCATATGAACAAAAGCAAGAGGCATATACAGGAACAGCTCCTGATATAAAAAAGATGGCAGAAGACTCTGCTAAAAAATATGATTTATAAAAATTCATCAGAAGAAATAATTATAAGAGTATCATTATTAGAATCATCAATGATTTTAAAACTTAGGCAATATGATTATGGAGAATTTACTATAGTGAAAATGGGCGGGAATCCAACGAGAATAATTCGAATAGAAGATAGTAAAATTTTAAAAGAAAGCGATGGAAAGAGTTTAGCAATTTCTATTAAAGGAGAAAGTGCTTGACTTCTAAAAAATAGTTTGTTATAATGGTTGATACAATTTAATATGCCCTGCAAGGGGAATTACGAACTAACAGCAAAACTGAGCTCGTAAAGAATTCTAACAAAAAGGTTGGAGTCTTTATGGGCTCTTTTATTTATAAAAATTATGGCTGAAGAAATTAAAAATATTACCGAAGAAACAAATAAAGTCGTTGCCTCAGTTAGAGATAATTTAGTTTATAGTGCAAAAGATGAAGACCTAATCCGAGCAATTAATACTGCTATTACAGAAAGCAAGGGATTGAAAGATATTGTTGATGCTGTAGGCAGACAGAATAAAACACTCTGGTTGAAAGGAACATTAAAAGATTTATCAAGACTTCATCCAAAGAAAGCATCTATTACAAGTAATAGAATCTTTACAGACCTTGAAACAATGATTCCTATTATGACTTCAGTAATGCCAGAACCTACAATTCTTGGAGTATCTGATAATAATATTAAAGAGAAGATTAAAAAAGGATTAGAGATTGCTTATGAGGTAAAGTACCAGATGCAACAGAAACTCCAAACAATTATTCGCCATTGGTGTTTATTTAGAGTTGGAATATTAAAATATCGTTGGGATAAAGATAAAGGATATATTACTGAATCAGTTTTAGCTAAGAAAATAGGAATGGATAAGAGAGCATCTAATAAAGGGAACTGCGAATATATCTGGGAGGAGATGGAAGATACTTTAGAAAATCTTCAAGAGAAGTTTCCTAAATCAAAAGCTATTTTGAGGGAAATGGCTGGAGGAGATAATCCAAAGACTAAATTAAAGTATATTGAATTTTGGGGAGGAACTGGAGAATGGATTGCTTGGATAATGAGGGATTATATATTAGACAAGATGAAGAATCCAAATTTTGATTATAAAAATACAGACAAAAATCTTTTTAAATTTCCACAGTTTCCTTATCTTTTCTTAAATGTATTTAATCTCGGAGATGAAACTGGATTATATGATGAGACATCTTTAGTTGAAGAATCGAGAGAGCTTCAGGAAGGTGCAAGCCAGTTAGAGAGACAGATCTTAGATTTGAATGAAGGCCAGAAAAGAGTCTGGGTTGTTTCAGGGGAGTCAATGAGTGAAGCTAAAGCACAAAGTTTAGTTGATCTAACTGGAGACTTATTAGTTTACTTAGATAGAAAAGCTCCTCCCGGTTCTGTTGCACAAGTTCAGTCGGGAAAACCGGATGCTTCTTTGTTTAATCATTTATCACATATTCTTACAGAAATTGATAATGTGATGGGTATTCATTCAACTTCAAGAGGTGATAGACAAACACAAGAAACTTTTGGTAGATCCCAGTTATTAGTTCAATCAGATTATGGCAGATTAGATATGATTGTTAGAAATGTAGAGCAAGTGATTGAGGAATGGTTTAATTCTTATCTTCACATGTTAAGAGTCTACGCTTTAGAGGCAGAAGTTCTTTCAAACGGAACAGAAACAGTTGAATTAATTGCAGATGAAATTCCTTCTACGACAATGATAATGATTAAGAAAGGTTCGACTTTGCCTACAGATGAAGTTAGTGAAGCAAAGAATGCTATCAGTCTTGCTCAGTTTGGAATGATTGATCCTGCTACATTATTTGAAGAATTGGGATATACAAATGTTGATAAAAGGACACAAGATTTATATCAGTGGCTTACGGCAACTGGAAAGATAGTGCCTCAACAAGTACAACCTCAACAAGCTCCACAAGGACAGCCACAAGGGCAACCTAATGCACCACAGGGGCAAACAGGAGACGATCAACAGAAAGTACAACAATTACAAAGAGTTCAACAACTTTTACAATCACCAGAGTTTCAAAAGCTACCTCCTGAAAAGCAAAAAGAAATGTTGAACAGGGCCCGAGAGGTAGTTCAATCTATTAAAACTATAAAATAATATGCCATTCACAAAAGTTGGGGAGAATAAATACAAGAGTCCATCTGGTAGAACTTTCAATACAGCACAAGTTAAGTTATATCATGCTCATGATGGTTTTCCGAAACAACATAAGTCAGAGGTGATGTCATCTTTAAAAAATAGATTAAAGAAAAAATAAAGGTCGATTCAAAAAATTAACTGTTCAGCATCTTGAAAAAGCAATACTGGACTATAAATAAAAAACATGGAAGAAAAAAAGGATGATCAAGTTGCAGATAGCATCGTTAAAGAAGACGATCAACAATCTGCAAACAATCAAGAAGAAACCAAAAAAGAGGAATCAATGACTCTTGAGGACATGACTTCTTTAGTTAAAGGACTTCAAAAAGGTTATACCGTTAACGCTCAAGCTATTGCTGAAATGAAAGACAATCTTCAACCGATTGTCAATCAAATCAATGATCAAGCTGGAAATAAAACTGGTGATGATGAGTATCTAACTGTAGGAAAATTAAAACAGATACTTCAAGAACAATCACAGCATCAATCAGCGGTACAGCAACAGTCTGAAACCTACATTGATAATACTTTGACTCAATTAAGAGCACAAGGAGTTATCAAAACTAAAGATGAAGAGAAGGAGTTGATTCAGTATGCGGTAGATAAGAAAGAACCTGATTTACTAAAAGCTGCTGATCGTTGGCAGGAAGTAAAACAGGCACGAGAGGAAGGAAAGAAAACAATTACTGAAAAAAAGACTCAACAAGAGGAAGGTTCTAAAGTTGGCACTTCTTCAAAAACATCTACAGCAGAACAAGGAGGAGTAGATTATAGAAAGATGAAGTCAACGGATTTCAGTGATTTCTAATTTACTTTAACATTCTAAAATAGATATTCCATAGGAGGCAGAAATGGAGGCGGTCGCTAAATTAAAAATTAAAATAAAGATAAAGATATGGACTTTACAGCTAATCAAACAGTAAACACAAGTACAGTTGAATACCTTGTTGCGAAGACTGTAGATACGATTTTGAACTTTTCACCTGCAACTCTTTTTTTCTTGGGTCGTCAAAAGTCCTGGAAAGGGAGTGAGATGAGAATGCCTATCAAATATGCTGCCAATACACAAGGTATGTCTTTTGATGGTTTAGAAAAGTTCAGCACTACTAAATCTCAGAACTTCATTAACATGAAATTCTATCCAACTGGAAGAGAAATTCCTGTTGTTATCAGCCAGATAGAGGCAGATGTTAATGAATCGAACAAGGTCACAGATATTATCGCTAGACAGTTAGCTTCTGACGCTCAAGATATGGCATCTGATATTGCTACCTTATTCTACACAATTCAAACAGGCAAGAATTTCTTGTCTCTTTTGGATGCTGTAGATGATGGTAGCTTGGGTGCTACTTCGTATGGTGCATTGTTAAGAGCTACTTATACTGGAATTAAAGGCAATTATACAGCTACGATTGGCAACTTAACTCTTGCTAATCTTGCAACTTCATTCAATCAATCAGTTCATGGTTCAGATTCTCCTGATTTGATTCTTACTACAAAGACAGTTTGGAATTATTATGAAAAATTATTAACTCCAACCTTGTCTAACCAGATTTCGAATAACACTTTATTGGGTTATTCTAAATTCACTGGAGCTTCTGCTAATGGACTTCCGAATATTGCTGCTCCTGGAACTGACTTGAAAGGTTATCAGGGATTCAATGCGATATTCTATCGTGGAGTTCCTGTAATTGCAGATGAAGTTTGTACTGCAGGCTATTTGTTCATGCTTAATACACGAACATTAGCTTTCTATGGGTTGCCTTCAACTCATCCAGATTATAAATCAGTGAAGTTTTCAGATACGAGTTTGGAGTCTGTCTACAATATTCCTGTGACGACTGGATTTAGTTTCTCTGGATTTAACACTCCAATTGACCAGTATGGTAGAGTGGGACACATTCTACTTATGGGTAATTTGGTTTGCAAAAACCCAAGATTGAACTCATTGATGACTGGTATTACAGGTGCTTAGTACTTAGTTATTGATTTCTTTTGCTGGGCTTTCTTAGTAAAGTAAAACCCAGCCAGATAGTCGTATCTGCCCTTGACCTCGGGGTTGGAAAACCAATTTACGGGAGAGGGGACTAAAAAAGATTAAAAAACAAAAATATGTCGTTATTAAGAGAAAATTTAAGTGCGTTGAGATACGGTGCGAAAATACTCCCAAGTGAAGTACTTAGTACCGATGGGCGGAATGTCTATTATGTAAAGAAATCAGCTGATACAGATTACTCTGATTTCTACTCAAGGAATCATGCGGTTCTTTCTAATGGGAAAGACAACATTTATAACACAATTACTGCTGCTTTAGCAGTGGCAAGTGATTATGATGTCATTTATATCTTCCAGGGGGTTTGGACAGAAGCGGCTACTTTGAATATCACACAGACTGGGTTGAAGTTATTGGGTTGCCAAACATCGGGACATCAATGGGGTCAACCTTCAATCAAGGGGAGTGGAACAAATACTTCAATAATTTCTGTCAATGCCAATGAGGTAGAGATTGCTTATTTGAGTATCCATCAACCAGTAGCATATGCAGGAATTAGGGTATGTACTACTGATAACTATTGGAGGACTCATGTCCATGATTGTTATTTCGGGGGGAATGGTGTTGGAACGTATGGGATAGTAATGGGTGATACAACTGTGGGTGGTGGGGCATTTGGAACCACAGTTGATGCTCCCTGTACAATTGTTGAGAGATGCTATTTCCAGAATTGGGTTACCGCCAATATCTTCTTTAATTGTGGATATGGAAGCACAGTTAGAGATTGTGTTATGGCAGTTAATGCCAATGCGATCGGAATCCAATACTACACAGATAGTACAAGCAGACCATTCGCATATATCCTTGACAATAGGTTTACTGCGGCGAGTAATTCAACCTCGACTGCGATATCTATTACCAATACACCAACAGCTGGATACTTAATGATTGATGGGAATCATTTTATTGTATTCGGCAGTGATGCACTTACCGTTAGTAAAAGAACTGGATATATGGGGATTAATTACAACGGAGTCACGGTTGTACCAATAACATAATATCTATGAGTAAACTAAATATTACTGGAATATGTCCATGGTGTAATGGAACAGGAACTACTACAACTCCTCAGGGTATTGATGGTAATCTTGTAACAGAACCTTGTTCTCATTGTGAATCAACGGGGTATTTAGAAACAATTTCTAGATTAGATATTACCGAAGTTATGGATTTGTTAGATTGGATTAAAAAAAAGATTAAGAAAATTCTTGTAAAACTGGAACTTCCAGAAGAATAATATCTACTGTTAATTCTGCGATAGTTAATAGCAGGAATATAGGGGAGCAGAGATGTCTTAAAGTAGAATTTGACTGAAAAGGTCGGTTCGCTATCTGAATCCAGCGAATGAAAATAATAATAAGATTCAGGGTATGTTAAAACTTATTTAAACAAAAATATGATTAAAATAATTACTCCCTTATCTCAAGTTGACACATATGCTGGCTTTACTTTAGGCACCCAGACAATGGATAAAAGTGGAAACATTTATATCTATATGCTTGGTGTTGCTTCAACTATTGTCGGCTCTTGGGTTACTTATGATGAGGAATATACTACCACTTTATTAGTTGCTGATGCTAAAGGTCCTGTAGCAGTTTCTATGGGGATCAATGTAGCTTCTAAATACGGATGGTATCAAGTCGTTGGTAAAGCCAGTGCTTGTATTTCTGCTAACTCTGCTGATAATGCTCCATTGGGCTTTGAAACTACCTCTGGATATGCTGGAGATGGTAGAGCTGCTGGAGATATGATTTATGGCGCAATTTCCAGGGCAGCCACTGTTGCTGCAGCTGTTTCTACAGTTCAGATTTGGTATCCATTTGTCACTGATGGTGCAACGGTCTAAGTTGTATAGTGATTTCATTCTACTTCTCTTTTTACAAGGGAAGTAGAAATGAGATTATTATAATCTCAGCCGTTAAGGTCGAAGACGGAGGCAAACTTAAATATAAAATTAAAAACATGTTAGAATCAACAGAAAGAAATAGTCTAGATGTTATCAATTTTACTAATGTTAGTAATTCAGACTATGAAGGAATGTGGGGTGGAGAGATAACAATTATTAAAGCAGGGGAAACAAAACCTTTTCCAAGATTCTTAGCATATCATTATGCTAAGCATTTGATTGACAAGATGTTGCTTAGAGGGGGTGGTGATTATGGAGATGAAGTGCTTAGAAAGCCATTAGAAGAAAGAATTTTGGGCACTGTCAGCATTCCAACAGAACTTCCAACTCCTGCTACTCCTGTTCCAGAAACTCCTCCAGAACCAATCATTGGAGAAGCTGTGACTCCAGGAGAAGAAAAGGGAGAAGAAGGATTTGTAGGAGTTCCTGTAGAAGTTCTCCAAGAAAAAGAGATAGAGGTTCAAGAGAAAGAACCAAAACCAAAAAAGAGAGGCAAAAAGTAAGTCTATATAGAAATTTGTTTGGAGGGAGTAATTGGGAGATTGCCTCCACCTGATTATTCTCTCCAAAGAATTAATTTTAATAAATAAAAATTATGCCGAATGTTAATGATTTCGGACTTCTAAGTCCGACTTACAAAAATACAGATGCTTCTGTTTTAGTTAAGACAGGAGTCGGTAAATTGCGAGGAATCTTTGTAGCATCTACTTCACAAGGAACGATTAAATTGTGGGACAATACCAGTGCAGCCACAACAATATTGGTGAATACCTTTTCTCCTGTTGCTGCGACTTACTATGACTTTGCTGATGTCTTGTTTGGGACTGGTCTTTATATCACGATTGGTGGAACAATAGATTGCACAGTATTTTATTTTTAAAACTATGCCTAATGCAAATGACTTTGGATTATTAAGTCCAACATATAAGAATGTAACTGACTCAGGATTAATCAAGACTGGGATAGGGAGACTGAGAGGAATTTATGTTACAAGTTCAAAATCAGGAACAGTTGAGATTTTAGACAATGTAGAAGATGCAATTCCTGTTCTTGTTAGAGAATTTGCAGTAACAGCAGGTTATTATTACAAGTTTGGGGATGTTACTTTTGGAACAGGTTTGTATCTTGTTTTAAAAAATGCCCCAGATATCACAGTATTTTACTTTTAAATATGGAATTAAATGAAATACAAATTTATAAAAAGAGAGTTGAAGATGAGTACAATAGTTTATTGACCTATCGACAGGGAATTAGAAAGCAAGTAGAGTTGGATGAACAAGATCTTGAAGGGATTGAGAGAGAAAAAAGGGTTCTGATTGACGAGGTTAATAAAGATATTAAAAAAGTAGAAGTAGAATTGAAGAAAATTCAAGAAAGCAAGAAAGATTTTATCAATAATTTAAATATAAGAGAACAAAATTTAATTATGAAAGAGCAAGAAGTTGAGAGGCAATTAGAAGAACTGGGAGGTAAAATCAAGGAGTATGATAATAAAACTTCTCAACTAGAGAAATTATCCAATTTGACTAAAGAGGAAAGAAACAGAATTAAAGAAGAATGGGAAGTTATTAATTATAAGAAGAGCCAAGTTAATACTCAGTTAGCAGTTATTTATAAACAATCAGAAACTTTAAAAATAGAGAATCAAATAAGTATAAAAATGAGAGAACAATTAGAAATTAAACAAAGGGATTTAGAATTAAAAGAGAAAGAGTTGTCTCAAAGAGAAGAAGCAATTGATAGACAAGTGGAATCGATACAAAGACAAAGAAAAGAAATTGATAAAGATAGATTACATTTGTTCAGTCAACAATCAACTTTAAGATTAGCTTTTC